AATGATGTAGCACCAGAATTCGCGGTATTTGTAGGACTATAGGCATCATCATACCTATCGTAAACTGTACCAGTAGTCCAATCAATCCTTCGAGCTAACATGGCCGTGTCAGCAGACTGCACTCGTTTTACAAAAAGTACTTTGTCTCTGAAATTCTGTACATCGACACGATTATCTACCGATGTATCAGGCGCGGTATCATCCGTCCATGTTTCAGTACGCGAGGCCGCAAGATAAAATTTATCATTGCCGTTATAGATGTCTCTATAGAAAGACCTCGCCTGATGAAACCTTGCCTGTTCTAGTAACAGAATGGCCATGCACTAACTCCTTAGTTTAACTCTTAGGAGTCAGATACAGTAACCGTCCAAGTGATCTTTAATGTGTCAGCAGCAGCTTTGTTAACTACAGAAAACACAGTTCTACACAGTAGCGTACCACCCGAACTAGCGTTTAGGATAGCTGCCTCAACAACTGCACCTGTACCAGTACCAGCGGGGAAGTCCCCAACATAAGCGACTGAGTTTGAAGTGACAGTAGTGGAAGTAAGAGCAACCCTACCAAGTTCTGTACCTAATGCAGTATTACCAGCAGCGGCAGCAGTATTATCTGAACCGATTGCCATATGTGACATTGCGGTGGCAGATGCATCTTTCATGCGAGATGCGATATAATTAAGACCGTTGTTTACAACAACATTCTTTACTTCTTGGGTCTCAAGAAGAGTACCCTCTTTGTCAAAGAGCTCAATGGTCAATCGACCCTTGGCGCTTAAGGCATTATTTTGCAACATGTTTATCTCCTCTAAAATTAGTTATTGCCTTGTTATTCCTTATTTATAAGAATTAAAATTAGTTTTTAAAAATTCACTACAGTATCAGCAACATAATCTTCGGCAAAATAAGTTAAATCGACTGTATATGACTGTGATATAAGACTACCACTGTCTCCCATAGCAACATCTTCGTCCACGGAAGAACCTGTGAGGTCTATCTCTACATCAAATTTATTAATTGAATCTGCGGTATCTGAACTATCCGTTGGAGCAGTTGTGACATCAAAATTATTTATACTGTCAGCAGTAGCGCCTGTATCAGAAGGATTCACACCTATATCAAATTTATCTACCGCGTCAGCAATGTTAAATGTATCTGCATATACACCACCGTGTTCTACAGACGGTGCGTCTTGCATTAGTATTGTATCAGTGCCAATTAACTGTGGTTCTATTGATATAGTATCATCACTTGTAAATGTATCAGCTCTAACAGTAGTTACATCAAATACTGTTGACTCATCGGCAGTTGGTGTATCTGTTGGGTTAACTCCGATATCAAACTTGTCAACCGCGTCAGCAAACAGAATAGTTTCAACAGCACCAACACCTCTTTCTACACTTACTGAATCTTGCATTGTAAATGAGTCAGTCGGTTCTCTGAAGAATACAAATGATATCAATACAGTCTCACCCATTTCTACACTATCTGTTGCAGTAGCCTGAACTTCAAGTGATGTTAGTGTATCATTGACAAAGTAGAATTCTGTACTTCTTTCGGCATCATCTGCAACAAGAACCGTGTATCTACCAGCATCGTTAGCAAAGTAATCCAATGCGTACTCACCAGTATCCGTAGAGTTGAAGTTAATCTCTACTAGTTTCTGTGGATTACCAAGTTCTACATATGGGCCACCGTCATTTAAGAAGTAGTCACCAACACCAAATCTTTCTACATAGTCATCCGATGCAGTTGCGTGTTGTACAAAGTATGGGTCACCAGATTCCGTTCCATCTGAAGTCGCGTAGTAAACTCTTACCGATGTACCAACAAATGTATACGGGCCTTCTTCATCTGCAATTCCAACAGTATCAGAATAAGCAGTTGTGACATCAAATGAATTGATGGCATCGCCTGGGAAAATTGAGTCAGGCCCTGCTTCTGTAATTGCGATATCTTTAACAACTGTTTCTTGTACAAACAGTTCTTCAACATCTGGGTATACAAAGAACATGTAAACATCTGTTTCAACTGTAAACCCAGCAGAAAAATCAATGTCCTGTCTAATCTGTAAATCACCAAATAAAGCAAATCCAGCGGGGTGAGCTGACCTTTTAACATACTCCTTCCACTCACTAGCCTGTAATTCTGATTGTATCTGATATGCATATGGTTGATAAACTAAATTATCAAATAGTTTGTTCGCGTCTGATAGGAATCCACCAGCATCTCCAGCAACTCCACCTAGTACTGCATTATATCCTGTCTTAAAGTCAACAATAGCAATGTTACCTGTAGGTGATGTTAGTTCTATTTGGAAATCTTCTCTGTTAAATCCTTGTCCTACAGCAAGTACTTCAAATGTAGCAGGATATCCATTTGCATCGAGTGATGTAACTCTCACATAAGCATTGTTAGATACCCCAGTTAGTGTATAGTCTCCAGCAAAATAGTCTAGCGCGTAAACACCTAAAATTCCACCAGTTTCATTAATAACATAAGAGTCACCAATTTTAAATCCACCAGCTGTGGCACTAGAACCAGTTTTTATTGAATTAAATTTAGCGGTATTCAATACCCTATTAACAATACCTTTCATAGCAGAGAAAGTATCACCACTAGTAGTATCTGGGAAAACCTCGTCTGCTAAACTTACAAATGTAAGAGTAAGTCCAGTAGAAATTCTTAGTTGTGGTAAATTATTATACCCAACACCTGTCGTATTGTTTGTAAATATAGTCTGAGTTATTTCACCATCACTGACTCTTGTTTCTATTAAAGCATCTGTGGTAATAGTATCAGCACTATTTGGAGTTATAAGAACATTTGGGTTAGAAGCAAATCCAGAACCACCGTCAATTATAATTACCTTTTTAATTTTACCACTGGTAATGTTATCGACTTTAATTTTTACGCCAGTTCCAGTTCCACCAAACTTTGTGGCGGGTATTTCTAGTATTTCATTTGGATAGTAATCTGTTCCACTTCCTGTCTTTGTAACACTAGAAACAGCGTTACCAGCGATAACAACTGTAAATGTAGCACCAGAACTTCCAGTTGTATAGTGTCCGTCAGCAGTTACTATTTGAATGAACCTAAACTTAACACTACCATTTGTTTCTTCACCAGATTCATGAGTTGGGCCTGTTCCACTGTTAAGTGTAGTTCCAGTATTTACCGCGAGATATATTTTGTTGTTTGCTTTTACATATGTTCCTTTTGTAACCGCGAGTCCTATACTCCACGGAACATCAATGTATCCTGTAAAATCAGAATCAGTAATACTATATGTTCCATCTACTACAGATGGGTCTGGGTTTTCATATGCACCGCCACCTCCAGTTCCTACTATATCTCCTATAAGACCAGCAACTTCTGGTTGTAGTATTTCATCATTTGAAACACTAGCGGCGCCTGGGCCTGGTAAAGAGAATGTATTATCAATTCCACCTAAAACAAGTTCATATGCTTGTGGGTTTGTATAGGCAATCTTTTTAACGGATTGAACACTTGCTCGTTTAGTAAAAGAATTTGTAACCGAACCAGTTGACTGATAATAATGGATATCAACTTGTTGTCCTACAAAGTTTTCTGGATTATAATCTGGTGTACCAGCATTAATATATGTTCCTCTTTCATAAACCTTGATAACATAATCTTGTTGCCATCTACTAGAAGAGGGTCTAAGAACAAATTCTTGTGCATTAAAGATATTTACTTCTTCGTTATAAAGTATTCTAAATAAAAGTTTGATTGACTCAGCACTACCTTTTGCAGTATAGAAGTCATTGATATGTTTTAGAACAAGACTTAATTTTGCACTTTGTCCTAGAGGTAAATCTTTTACATAGTCTTTATAAAATTCTTTTAGGAAGTTGTCATCTGTATTAATACTTCCATCATCGTTAAAATCAACATCTAATTTAGATAAAAAATCTTGTAGTACTTTTAAAGGCCCGTGTTTGGTAGGGTCAGTTGTATTATTAAGTTCTAAGAATTCATAATACTTTTCAATAAATGTTACAAATAGAGCATGGTCATCTTTAATAAATGCTGGTAATTGATTTGATACCTGTTTTGAAATCTTGGGTTGAGCATAGACATCCGCTTTTGCGATTCTATCAATCTCTGATGTTAACAGTCCTCCCTGTCCACCATTAATGTGAGTAATAGTTCCAACAACATCTGATTCAGTTCCAACTCCACCTAGAGCAGTAGCAAGAAATGTTACAGTATCACCTTGAACAAATTTTTGTCCTCCTGCTGATGGTACTATTGAAGTAACATCTCCATTTGCATCAATGACAATGTTAAATGTAGCGAACTCCCCAATACCACTTGTAGAAGTTGGAACAACATTGTTATATGTTCCAGCATCAAGACCCGTGTTCGTAGTTGTACTTGAAGCAGTTGTAGCAGCACCAGTAATCTTTACCGATGGTGCGGTATCATATCCATCTCCCGCCTCACTAATAGTAATCGCGGTTATATCACCAGAACCAGCAAAGTCAATCGTAGCAGTTGCTGTAGCTTGTATGGGATTATCACTAGTAGGTGCATCTATTATAAGTGTGACAGGTGAAGTATACCCAGAACCAGCGCTAGTAATAGCAATGGTTTTAATATACTCTAAATATGATGGTATTCGATTAGTCATCCTGTACCCTTGATATCATAGTGACAGCAACACCCTGTTTAACATTGTTAGTAGTGTCTATCTGAGAGTCATCAAGGGACAGTATTATATTTCTTGCTGGTAAAGCGGTAACAGCATATGATTGTTCTTCTGTTGCCCGCACCAAGGAATCTGTAGAAATATTTTTAGCACTTTCATGCGGAGTTATGTATACCCTAATGTCAGTATTAGCAGACCCACTAACTTCATCAACTCTTAAAGATGAAATATCCAATGACCCAGTGTCATAATCGATAGTTCCTACGGTTCCCCCTATAATAGTGTTTGTTGCTTTTGTTTTCAAAATAAGGTCACCTTTCGCAAGGTTAAATCTTTGTCCGTTATATTGTTGTGACGCAGTAAATGTTTCGTCTGGTTTATCTGTTATATAGACCTCATCTTGTGAACCGTTTATATTAGCAGTAAAATAATTTGTTCTAACAGAACTAGCTAATAGTTTATTGTTATACTTTAATTGATACCGAGTAGGAGTACCAAGAGTAGGTGAAATCTTTTTCATCAATCTCATTTCTATGTTGTTTGCCAAAATAGAATCATTTACCAAATCAAGTTCTCTAGTTAATTTAGAAAAGAAGAAATTTTTCTTTAACTCATTAACATTTGCATTAAAGTGTTTACTTACTTGTGACAATATAGATGTTTTGATAAAGTCTGAAGATGATGTAGTAAGTTTCGGGTCATAAGTAACCGCGATGTTAAATCCAATAAACAGTTCTTCTGCATCTACATATTCTGTAACCAAAGACACAGGTAGTTTTGGTTTTATAACATTGTTAGTAATTTCATTTTTTTCTGTCTCTGTAATAACAAATCCAGATTGAGGTTGTAGTGATATATAAACCTTACCATAAACAGGCGGTATATTATCTTCTCCACCCCACACCGTAACTGATTTGATATTTGGATTGGATTGTTTAATCGCTGTTTCGTAATCAGTAGATGTCACAACTCTACCTTTCGCAGAATTAAATCTTGGTGCATTAAAACGAATACTATCAGTAGTTTCTAATTCGTATCCACCAGCAGCGACTGCTTTCGTTTTTCCATTAAGTGTTTCTTGGTTTCCAGTTATATTAGTCGGTGGAGAAAATGCTCTAGCACCATTTCCCCTTGTACCATTAGAAATTATGTACTCGCATATGACAATGTTTCCAACATCTAGTTGCTTACCGAGAACACCATCACCAAATACTACTTGATAGTATCCATCTGTTCTTTCTTCAAGATAATATACTTTTGAAGTTGACTTAACACCAGCGATTGTTTCTGATTGACTATATGTTTCAGCATTTAAGTTTGTCGCAGAATTTTGAACTTTAACTGTAAGTGTGGTAGTGTCAACATTATCGTTTGGAAGTATTACTGGCCCAGACCTATTTGTTGTACTAATGACTTCAGATGTTGTTACCCTAGTTCCTTCAATAAGATTGATATCCGTGAATCTAAAAGCAGAAACACCATTTACAACAGACTTATCTACACTGTAATCTTTATCTGGTACAAAAGAAAAATTTCTTCCATTTACATTAGAACTAAAAACTTTGGACTTACTGAGAGTTAAAGCAGTTACATTGTAAGCTGGGTCTGGTTGTACGGTCAAGTCTATGACAGCTTTTGCTGAACGAGCAGACCTTGGGACATATCCCATAGTCTTAGCAATAGATACAACGGAGTTTCTTTTTACAGCAGAGTCAATGAAAGATTCATTAGATACCATGTGGGCGAGAACTGCATTGTAATGTGTATTATAAGCCAACAAATCCACTAGTTGCGAGATACCAGAAGCATCAAAATCATAATCTGCAAATTCAGATTGATTCTGCAAGTGTGTTTTTAGGTTTTGTTTTATTGTACTAAAATCTAATTCTGTTACATTTTTTACTGACATCTCTTCTCTCTTTTTTTATCTATTTACACGCCTACACTAACTGTTCCAGCAGCACCAGTTATTGTGCCTGGGCAAGAAACAGTTGCTCCTTGATAAGCTAAAGGACTCCCACCAACTGTTACTGTAGCAGAACCTTGTGTTACAGTCATAGATGGGTGAGGAACACAACTACCACCTGTCAAAATTGTATGGTCTGCAAGTTTGGAACCTACTACTGCGACAGGTATGCCTCCAATTGTTACACCAGATGCAAGAGTAGTGTTGGCTGCCAAATGAGTGGAATTATCAATTGCAACCGATGTATTACACCCATGTGTATTTGTAGTAAGATTTCCTATAACAGCAGCTATTGGCATTATCTCAACCTCTCTAAAACTAAATCTAATTCTTGTAGTCTTCTTATTCCTCTAACATAAAAAAATATTTTACAGTTAAAGGTATTAGTGTCTACATCTGGGTAAACCTCTACCTCTTCTACAACAGCACGCGGTTCAAAGTTTTGTATGGTTCTTTTTATTTCCGTAGCCATACTTGTACCAGTAGCCTGATCGAGTGGTTCAAACAACAGTCCTCTAATTGGAGAACCATAATTCGGGTTAAACGGTTTTTCATAGTAATCAGTCAATAATAGACTTTTTAAAGCTTGCTTAACCGCCTGAACATCTACTCTACGAGCAATATCCTTTGTGTTTGGGTTTTTAGTAAAACTCAAATCAAAATCTTTGTATATTGTAGTAGGTTTCCTAATCATTTGACTATTTATAATAACTTTATCCGAAGTTCGTGTCTGTAGCTTTATTTAATGAAGAAACTTTGTCCTCTTCAAATGTTATTGTCATTCTCCTCAAAGCTTCTTTAATTCTTTTTATTAATGGAGATACACCCTCATTCAATAATTCTTCAGCATCTATCTCACCAGCGTCAAGGTTAAACTTGGCAGCAGTAACTTTTATCTTACCATCTTTTGCTTTTTCAAAGTTAGGTAAAGCCTCACATAATTTTTCTAGGTCAGCTC